GGGCGGATTTCATTGTGCGGTGTAATCCTTGATGAGTTGGTGGACATCTGCGGATAGACGCTCCGAAGCGCGGCAATGCACTGAAGTCAGTGCATCCATCATCTGTGCGAAAAGCTTATTGTCAGGCTTTGTGGACCCGTTATATGCTCCTCGCTCAAAGTTGTGGTAGATGTCGCCTTTTGACGAACCGCCATAGTCACTTCCCTTGTGGCAAGCGTTTGCGGCAAGGCGTGCTGAAGCTGTCGAAACAGGACGCCACTTGGAGATTTGTGAAGTCGTGATGTTTTTCATGGGTCAAAAAAGCTATCAGCGAACCAGTAGCCAACTAGCGCGGCGTTCCAGCACAGGGCTGCGAGCATGCCGAACAGGATGAAGGGCGAGAAGACGATGGTGATGATGACTTGGGCTTTAGTAGCGGGAGCACTCACGCCAACTCTCCTTTCTGTCTCCAGATCGCCACGCGGCGACCGGCTTGGACGATGGCGATACGGACGCCTCGGAACTGGGCAACAGCGCGGTCCAGCAAGTCCCGGTCGGTCTTGCTGTCCAGATCGTAGTCTTCGGTGACTGGCACGTAGCCGTGCTTGGCGGCTCCTTTTTGTGTAACAGTGGGGTATTTCATTGGGGTAGATTAAAAAGGCACATCAATGTCGTCGTCAGGCTGACTCTCACAATACGGCTTGTCAATCGAAATTGTTGTCTCGCCATCAGAAATTTTCGGGTCCTCCTCGAACTCGCACCCGACGACCTTCGGCCATTTCTGGCTGATGTCCACACGGATCAAGGTGGGGATCTTCAGCTCGGAATGGGCGCGATCCAGCGCTTCCTTGGAGTTTGTGGGCGCAGGTAGCTCGCCGCCGCGATACTTCCACCAGCTCTCCAGTCTGCGGACGGACCACAGGTTGTCGTTGCCAAAGAACAGGGCTTCCCTGAAGCGTTCCGTTAGAACGCCGTAGGTGATCTCAAGATACTCCGTGCCGGACTTCGCGACCTTCGCCTTGTAGCGGATGCTGCGGATGTGGAACTCCTCGATCTGCGGCTCCTTCTTGATGCCTGCTAGGATGTCATCCGTCGCCGCTTTCTTCGTGATGGTCTTCGGTGGGGGGAACTTGTAACCACAATCGGCACAGATTCTTTCCTGCGTGGGACGATACGAAAAGCACTGTGGGCACACTTTTACAGGCGCTTCTCCCTTTACGGCGTCACCTTTTCTTCTCGGAGTCGGAACAATCACATTGTTCACCGGCCCGAGTCGTCGCGTGTTCCCTGCCATGTCGAGGATAAGTGCGTTGTTTTTTCCGGGGAAGATCCGCGTCCCCCTAACACACCCCTGAAGCCACAACGCGGGTGATTGCGTAGCTCTCGCCCACACGATCAGATCAATGGCGGGAAAATCAAATCCGCGCCCATAGAGTCCCACATTTACCACAGCACGGATTTTTCCAGCTCTCCAGTCAGCTTCAACAGCGGCGCGGCGCTCCATCGTATCTTTCCCGGAGAGCATCTCGGCCGTGACTCCACGGGAGCGGAACATCTTCGCAAGATTGTGGCCGTGCTCTATTCCTGTGCTAAATATGAGCCAGTGCTTTCTGTCTTCGCCATAGCGAATAGTTTCTTCCACCACAGCTTTGTTCAGCTCATAGGTATCCGTCGCAGCCTGAAGTTCTTTCTCATCAAACTCCCCGCCTTTCATCGCAATGTTGGTGATGTCCACCTCCACTGCACCCTTCTTGTTGATTAGTGGGCACAGATAGCCATGCTTAATAAACCATAGAAACTTTTCCGCCCGTGTTAGATCAATGCACACAGCGTCCCAAAGTGGAAGGTTCGTCAGACAACCCGTGCCTAATCGAAATGGAGACGCTGTGAAACCGACGACCCGGAGATTTGGCGCGGCAATCTTCAACGTCTTGATGAGCTTGTTGTAGAGCGCGTCGTCCTTCGGGCTGACTAGGTCCGCTTCGTCAATAAAGATGATGTGTCGTTTACCAAGCTCTTCGCCACGCTTTGCGACCGACTGGATACCTCCAAAGATAATCGGATCACGCGTGTCCCGCTGCTTGAGTCCTGCGGAGTAGATCCCACACGGTGCGTCCGGCCAATAGCGCAGCAGCTCGTTGCAATTCTGTGATAGAAGCTTTGAGTCTTGTGCCAAGACGAGGATGTTGGTTCCCGGCCATTTTGTGACGAACTTCTTTATCAGTTTCGCCATCACAAATGATTTTCCGGCACCACCGGGGCAGGCAACAAGTGGATTGCCCGCTTTAGTAAAGATATACTCTAAAACCGCGTCCTCCATATCCACCTGATATTGACGCTCATCGTGTTTCTTTTTCATCCGTGGTTGGTAAATTCTTTGTGGAGGGACTGACGGAGTTCACGAACAGCTTCGGCGGCAGCGTGCTTGCTATCGTGCAGCCCAGCATTAAACACTCTCTTGTTGTGCGCGACCCTCGCGCGCCATCTGGAATGCGGAGCGCTCCATGTAACACCTTTGATACCACTCGCAGTGCCTCTCCGCGCTTCTATATTGCAGACGTTTTGAGAATGTGAGGCGAGGCGTAGATTAGAAAAACGGTTGTCCCGCTTATTTCTATTGATGTGGTCCACCTGCATTTCGGCAGGGTCATTTCCAGTCACCAGCATCCACACAAGTCTATGGTTGTAATACATCCGACCCCTGAGCTTTGTTTGTAAATGACCCTTAGTATCGGGACTTCCAGCAAGCGTGCCTACGCGGACTTTACATCCGGGAGAGTTCTTCCAGTAAAGCTTTCCGCTATCCGGTGAATAGGTAAACCAGTAGCGCAGTTCCTCAATAGGTGGTAGCTTCTTAACTCTCATCTCGCAATATCCTTCCATTCCTTGCACACACTCCCGAACTCGTTGCCCTTCGCGCATACCCACGACGCACCTTCGGCCGGTTCACCGAACTTGCAGGAGTGACACGACTTGACTGACGCTTCTCCCATGTGGCAGACACCTTTGAAGTCACAGAACTTGCATCGGTAGTCCGTCACGTAATTGGACAGCTTCGGCGGAGGCGTCTGCGCGTTGACGATCTCGTCCGCAGCACCTAACAGAGCTTGGTGATCCTTGTTGCGCAGCGGGACCCACTCGAAGTAGAGGTCATCATCATTCTTGTTGACTGCGCAAAACAATCCACCGGACAAACCTTCCTCTCCCATGTAGCCCTGCATTTGACCATAATACTTGGGGTCGCTGACGCGAACACCAGACTTGGTCAATGTCTTGAAGCGAGAATCGTTGTAGGTCTTGAACTCTAACAGGAACGGCTTCGGCTTACTCTTGACCCAGAACTTCGCCGGAGCTTCGCCGACGCCGTCCATGTGTCCTGACAGGTGCCCTTCAAGGTTCTTGACGCTGAACTGTTTCCCTGCGGAATCAGTCTCGTGAATGGTGAAGCCGATATGACGAAGTAGCATCACGAAGACGAACTCCTCGCGAGCACCGCGATTGAACAGACGATAGAGACGCGGCGGGAACACCTTCTTGGCGACCTTGCGGAAGTCATACCACACAGCGCGTTTGCACTCGCTGCCGAGGTTGGACCATCCGAGGTAGTAGCGCGGCTTGTCGTCGCGTGCAGGGATCGTGTAGTTGTGGACCTCCTCGAAAGGGGGTAGATCCTCAATCGCCTGTTTGATGAGTGCGGTGTCAAGCATTACTTCATTAGGTATTTGATGAGCGCATCGACGAGGTCCGGATCTCCGTTGAACAGGACGTTGGCAACGATAATGAGGACGCATATCCAAATGAAAAGTGCGTTTTCAGACATGGCGAAGGTGTGGTGGAAGGTGTGGAAGGTCCAGCCAAAGGTCTCCGGTAAAGGATAGCGGCTTATTTTCCTTCATCCAAGCGATCTGTTCAGCAGTCATGGAATGCTGCGGGAATGTGCCGGAGTCGGGCATTCTGCCCTTGCACGGAAATGGTCCAGCATACTTGGTGTGGGTGGGTAGTGTGGTGTTCATGTCGGTATTTTGGTTAGGTGTTTGAGACAACGAAGACAGGTGACTTTGGAAGTGTCGGACGTGGTGTCGCGGGTCCAGCAGACATTGACGCCGCACGGGATACCGAACTGGCGCATCGCTTTCGGATCGCGGTTGATAATGCGGAGATGGATCTTTCGGTTAGGGGATCTCATTTGCGTTGATCTAAATATGCTATCAATACTTCCTTAAAGGTTTCGAGGTCATTTACCATGACTGCCAAGTAGCCTTCTTCCGTGACTGTCTTCATGTAGGCGACTTGATCCTTGGATGGGGACCCACCGGCTTTCTTCAGTTCGATGTAAAGTCCGCAGTATTCACCTGACCGCAGCGGCAGGAATGTATCCGGCACTCCCGGCAACACGCCCATGAGCTTGAGCTTTCCAGCCTCGCGCTGAGTGCGTCGTCCGCCGTTAGGGCAGTGATGCCACACCTGCGGAAGCTTCGCCTCAAACAGCGCCTTCTTGGCGAATGCCGCGCAGGCTTGCTGAAGAGAGTCTTCCGACTTCTGCCATGCTTCCTTTGCTGGTTTCCGCAGGTCTTTCATGCCGTCGGATTGAAGTAACCAAAGCCTGAGCATCCACGCTTGAACTTGCCGGTCTCGAAGCTCACGGCTTGGCGCGGGTGGTTGCCGCTGCCGCCTTGAAGACGGGTCTGGTATTTGGCGTCAGCGTCCTTGACGAGTTCAGCGAAGCGTTTCTCGAAGTGTTTCTGCTGTTGCTCAGAGTCGTTGGGAGCCATGCGTTCAGCGTAGGCCCATGCCTTGCGGCGCTCGGTGGGGTAGGTGCGGTTTGCGGACATAAAGTTAAATGCGTTCGCCCAGTGTTGATCTTAGCGGATATTGTGTTAGTATTGTGGAAAGTGGTGAAGCGCCTCCGGGTTTTCTGCGTGACTGCGAGGGCGCAACCGGACGGATATTTCTCACTCTTTAGTCAGGACCGACCGCTTTGTTGAGGCTGCATGACGCTTCATTTGCTGGGAAAGGGGTGGAGCCGTTACTATTTCCTGCGCGTGGGCACCCTGAACGGCTGGGTAATGATCTCGCAAGTATTGATCCACATTATATCCGGTGACTGATCCGGTGTCCGCTCTGCGGGGTGGTAGTGGGTATCCGTGTGGTTTGATTTTGCGCCTGTGCGCCGGGTTCTGCAACCTGCTTACTCTTGAACCACATTCCAACCCCCGGTCAGGTCGCTAACATTATGCCTTGCGGACTTATAAATGTGCCCTCACTGCGGAGGCTGGAATGTGGCGTCCCGTATCGCCGGGACCACGCGGATCTAACGTGGTTTGTGGAGCGTCAGATTATTTCGTCTCCAGAGCTATCAATCCCAAGGACGCTTCTTCGCGCCGGACGGCTTCTTGGCAGGAGGCGGCGAATCGTCGGAGTCGTCATCATCGTCATCCTCATCCGAGTCGTCTTCCTCTTCCTCGTCGTCCTCCTCCGGCTCCGGATCGGGCTTGGGCTTCTTAGCGGGCTTCTCGGGCGGAGCTTCCTCCTCTTCCTCTTCTTCCTCCTCCTGCTCACCGCCGACGGCTTCCACCGTGCGGATGTTGGAGTAGGTCTTGTCGGCGTTCTCGCCCTTGCCCTGCTTCTCGACCACGTCGATCACGAGGGACTTACCGACGAGTGCGGCGAGGTTCTTCGGACTGAGCTTCACGATGCCGCAGGCGGCTGCGATGTCGCGGAGAGTTTGCAGGGCGATCTCGCCTTGCTGACCCTCGCGTTCGACGTTGAGGAAAACCGTGTAGTTGGAGCCTCCGGCGCTGACGCCAAGAACGACGGTCATGGTTTTTCCGGACTGATCCCCCGTGTCGGGTTTCTGGGTGGAACTGACGATCTTATAGGTCTTGCGACCAACCGGCAGTTTGGAATTGGGCGACAAGCCCTTGTCTTTTTTGGTGTCAAGTGACCAAGCCATTGTTGTATGGTGTTAGTGTTGTGTTTTGTTGTTTTGTCTAGTATCCCGCAGCAATAGCGCGACGGAAATTTTTGCGGATCTTCCGCTGATTGCGCCGGTTGTAGGACGCAGGCGGGGGACCGTTGGGAACGAATTTAGACCGAAACCGGATCGAGTTCAAGACTGGGTTTTGGTAGGGTTCGGATTCCTTGGTGACGGGCGAGGGGACGTGGACGAGGCCCAGCAGGGCACCCATGAGTCGTTTGACGGGGTTCATATTGTGGTGTGGTTGGAGAGTGGTGGGGTGGCAGTTAGCACGCTGCGGAACTTGCTGGTAAAGTCGAACTCTGTCCTTGGTTCACCCCTTTGTTTTTACCGGACCTTCTTTTTCGTGACGCCGGAAAGCTTCTGGATGATTTCGCCGAGGTGGGGCTTCTCAAGCTCTTTGAGCAGACCGCCACGATTTTTGGCAAACTTGTCGCTGTCACCTTGATGGCAGCGCAGCGCACGGTAGGGTTCGCCCTCGTCGTCGTGAGCGATCTCCAGATGGAGGATGTGTGCGAGTTCATAGCCGAACTTTTCGCCGAATCCCTTGCCCTCGAATGAAGGCTGATAGACGACCTCGCCGGACTCGCCGTCCTGCTGGCGCGAAGTGTGGCAGACACAGACCACATGCTTCGGCTGATCCATGAGGTCTTCGATCAAGGCGACGGCGATGTCGTTGTGCTGGCCGTATGCCTTGAGCCCGTGGGCGTTCTCTTTCTTCGCGGCCTTGAGGATGAGGCGGGACGCCTTGCTGAAGCTGTCGAAGATGACGAGGTCGTGATCGGACTTGGTTGCGAACTTGACCGCTGCCTCGAAGTCCTCTGGCGTGTAGGCTTCCAGATAGTCGATGTCGTAGAGGATGCCGGGGGTGTTCTTTCCATACACCGCTTCGATGGCACGGGGCTGGAGCGATTCCTCGCCGGTCTTCTCAGTGACGATCACGAGCGGCTTGAACGGCGCTGCCGTCGCTGCCAAAGTGGTCTTGCCGATACCGGCGCGTCCGTGGATCGCGATTTTCTTGAACGTCATCGCAGCGGACTGTGCGGTCTTTTTCAGTGTGATAGCCATGTGTTTAGTGTGTGGTGTTGGTGAGAGTGTTGTTGCTGATTACCTGTCCGCGTGACTGGATCTGTTACGGTGGTTGCTGCGGAGCCCGGTCTCCCGGTCTGTTTTAGGTGCCCCTTACTTCAGGCGGGTAGCGGTATCGCTGGTCCACAGGATTATTTCATCTTTGTTGCTCGCACCTACCTTATTTCACTTTCGTTTGGGTGCCCCCTACTTGAAGTTACTTTGGGTCGATCCAGCCACTCGGACAAGTAATCAGCTTTGTTGCTTAGCTCTTCCATTCGATGCGCGGAGGACCCGGCTTGGTGGTGTAATACTCCGCCAGCTCGGGATGCTTCTCGATGGAGGACTTGCAGCGCGGAGACCATCCGAGAACCTCAGTCGAGAGTGCGCCGTGCTCTTGCACGAGGCGCTCCGCGTCAGCGGTAGTGATGGAAAGATTGATGGAGCGCGTGACGCACACTTTGATGGAGCCGACTTCGATGGTCTTGGAACCCTTGTCGCCGGTATGCAAACCGTCGGCGATGAAGTTGCGGATCTTGAGTTGCTTGGCCTCAAGTGCGGCGATCTCGGATGCGATCTCTTGGAGATCCTCGCGTGCTGACTTGAGCACGGCTTCGGTGATTTTCTTGGACATGTTGTTTGGTGGTTAGGGGTAGTGGGTCAGCGAGCAAGGACAGGACTTGAACCTGCATTAGACGGTGTGCTCGGAAGCAGTGACCGGTGCGTTACCGAATTGCCACCTTGCGGCTGACGGTTGAAGTGATAATCCACCTCCAAACGAACGTCAATAGGAAAAGTGAAAAAAATCGCAAAATTCTTTTCAGGCTTGCAATTCCAAGGATTTCAGGGTTATCCGTCCCTCCGCCACATGAACTCAGAACTTCTGCTGACCACACTGCGGCAAGCCATCGACGACCGTGGGATGCCGCTTGCCAAACTCTCCGAAAAGACCGGGGTGTCATACTTCAAAATCTACCGCTTCTTCACGTCTAACAGAAGCCTCTCACTTGAAGACGCCGACAAGCTCCACGTCTTCCTAACAGGAAAATCCTTCATCCAGCTTCCAGACGCCGACGACCATGCCCTCTAACATACCCCGCGAACTCCGCCGTCTCGATCAGTGGGTTTGCTTCGACATCGAAGGGTCTAACAAGATCGCCTACACGCCCGGCACGGACAAGCATGCAGCGTCTAACAGACCTACTGAATGGCGCTCCTACAAAGAAGCTCGTACTGATGTGAAGTCCGGCAAGCGACAGCATCTTGGCTTCGCTTTCTCATCCACAGACCCGTTCACATTCATCGACCTCGACGACATCGAGAACGAAGAACAGCAGGATGTCTTCGAGCGCATCAACACCTATGCGCAACGCTCGATTTCCGGACGTGGTGTTCACCTCATTGCACGAGGCTCGTTTGAAGGTCAGGGACGCCACCCAAAGAAACCACACGCAGGCATCTTCAAGGAAGGTCGCTTCTGCCTGATGACAGGTGATGTGGTCCCTAACAGAACCGAGATTCTCGATGTCTCTGATGACTACCTGCAAGCGGTCCACACTTGGCTGTCTGGTGGTGTGGTCAACGCGAAGTCCGTGCGACTCAACGAAGCACCTCCGGAGATCCCTAACATGACCATCTACCGCTGGGGCTGCGACGTATTCGGCCGGAAGTATAAGGAGATGAGCTGTGGTCGGTGGGATCAGTTCGAGGAATACTTTCACGACCACTCAACCGCTGACTACGCCTTCATCGCCATGCTTTGCGATCTAACCGATTCTGACCCGCAGGTGCGCAACCTGTTCTACGCGTCCGCCATGTGGAACGATGAGCGTGAAACCAAGAAAGCCGCGCACGGTCCCGACGGATACGTCAACCGCTCGATCAAGAAGGCACGCGCCAGCAAGCTCCACAAGGAAACGCAACGCGCCAAGGTCGTGCTTGATTTCGGACGGGTCGAGAAGGACGAACCGGAAGAGGTCGAAGAAGAGAAGGAACTTCTGTTAGGCGACTCATCCATGATCGAGGGACTCCCTGAAGGACTCATCAAGGAGATGGCGCGGCACACGTTCAGCGCCTCGCACCTTCCGCTTCAGGAGGCTTCGGTCTGTGTGGCAATCAGCACGATGTCCGTGCTCGCCGGTCGCGGCTTCGTGACTCCATCTGACGAGGGACTCAACGTGTGGCCGATTCTTGTCGGCGGCACCGGGTGCGGCAAGGGTGGCTACAAGCTCGGAATCAAACGACTGTTGGACTCCGTCACCGAGCGCCTCCCGCAGACCGGTCGGTTGCTCAAAGGACCGATCACCTCGTTCGCCGGGATCAACACCGCGTTCAAGTCCTGCCTACGCCAAATCTCCTACAACCCGGAGTTCGGCGGCACCTTCAACAACCTCGCCAACGGTGGCGACAACACCGTCACAGCGGCGCTGCGGCAGGGCATCATGGACATCTTCGACCTCGCCGGGGCGGAAGGCTCCTACGAGGGCCGCAGGACGGCTGACAACGTCGGAGAGATCTTTCCCCGGCCGTTCCTGTTGTTCGCCGGAGAGACCACACCTGAGATCCTCTACGGAGGCTTGACAACGTCCGCTGTGCTCTCCGGGTTCATCCAGCGCTTCATGCTCGTGAACGTCGAGGAAAGCTCGCTCTCGCGCCCCCGGCGGGGCGAGAAGGAGGCTGTGCCGTCGGACCTTGTGGATCGGCTGGAGCAGGTGGCGCTTCGCATGGACAAGATGGATGTCACCAACGACTACCGACGCGTCAAGGCCAGTAAGGCGGCGGACACAACCATGTGGGACTACGCGAACCACGTTCTCACGCTCATGCGCCGGGAGAAGGCGAATCCAGTCCTCGCTGAGATCAAGAACCGCAGCGCCGCCAAGGCATCACGCATCGCGTCCCTACTCGCCGTCGCAGCAGATCCCACAAACCCAGTCATTCGGGAAGCACACGCCGACTGGGCAATCCGTTTCGCGGAGAAGCTCGACCGGGACATTGTCGAGCGCTTCACCAACGGCGACGTGTCCACCGGACAGGTCAAACAGGAATCGGAGATCCTCAAGGCGATGCACGCGCTTGCTGACCTGAGCATTCCACAGCGCAAGGAGTTGGGGATGACAACCGAGCTTGCCCGGAGCAAGAAACTGTGCCCCTATGGAGCGATCAAGAAGCTTGTGCTTCAGCACGCCTCATTCACAGGAGACCGTGGAGGCGCAATCAGTGCTCTCAACAACCGTCTCCTGTCTTTGGTCAGCAATGGTGAGATCATTCAACTGAGTGATACAGACGTGGCGGAGTTCAACGCCTATGGCAAGAAGATCTACTACATCTCGAAGTGAGGACAATAGTTGCGGGCGGGAGAAACTACTTCCTAACAGAATTTGACGAGTCACGTCTGGACGAACTCGACATCACGGAAGTCGTGTGCGGATGTGCAAGGGGTGCCGATACTGGCGGAGAGGTGTGGGCGCAGAAACGGGGAATCCCTGTGAAGAGATTCCCCGCTCAGTGGGATACGTTAGGGAGAGGTGCTGGCCTTGCTAGAAACTGTGAAATGGCTGACTACGCGGAGATGCTGGTTGCTTTTCCCGGTGGGCGCGGAACTGACCACATGGTGCGGACAGCGCTGGCGCGAGGGCTAGTGGTCTATGACTGGAGGGAGTGTGATTCATTGTTTTAGCGGAGAACTTTCGCCGAACCCGACCTACAGCGGGTTGGCTGGGGCGTTCTGTGGACGGACTCGGCATCCTGCACGTTCCAGAGCGGTCCGCATTTGGGCGCAATACCAGTCGGCTTCGGCTTCCGTCTCTACCTGCATCCCGAATGAGAATGACTGGTGATCCACATGCAGCACGGGGAAGAATCCGCCATCGTGTTGCGGCTCGCTCGTCAAAAGAGCCACAGAACAAGCCGTCGCATCCGATGGACTCAACGGCTTCTCTTTGGCTGCGGGAGGCGCACACCATGATTCGCTGTGGTGGTGGCGGTGGCACAAGGGGCATAGGTAGTCGGCAGGCATTGGCTTATTCTTTTGCGTCCACGGATGGACTTTTTTCGTTCGTCGATCCACCAGCACGAAAGCACCACCAAGCGGCGATGACGATCCAAAGTCCGCACAGCGCGGCGAATATAATGTCGTAGGCGTTCATATTCTGTTTAGCCTTGGCAAAGTTCCCGTTCCACGCTCTCATCGTAAGCACGATCTGCGTCCTTCGGGGCAACAGCACAGCGACCACACTCGCCGTCGATCCAGCCGCGATCATCGAGATCAACGTGGACGAAGATCTCCAGATCATCGAAGTCGTCGGTCTGGTGATCCAGCGTGTATTTGTGGGACGCTCCGCAGGTGCGGCATGTTGCGTCATAGTGGATAGAGGTAACAATAGGGGACATGGCTTCAATAGGGTGGGTGGTTCTGCGTAAAGGCGTGCCAACAGGCGATGCCAGTGTCACAACCTGCTCAACGCGAGCAAAGCTCGCGGAATAACTTACCACAAAAAAGGATATGTGATGCGTCGATGTGGTTCTGTCTATGTTTTTGAACACATTCTAGTAATGGAGAAGAAACTAGGAAGAAAACTGTTTAGCGGTGAAAATGTGCACCACATTAACGGAATTAGAGATGACAACCGCATCTCAAACCTAGAGCTTTGGTGTAAGCCGCAGCCCACTGGAATAAGGACTGTGGATGCCCTCCGGTGGGCACGGGAGATCATTAAACGGTATGGTAATCAGTAATAGCTAGTCTAATTTTTGGATCGCAGGGGAGTCGAACCCCTGTCCAGAACAATGTCAACTCGCGACTTCAAACATGCTTATGTTGACCCGTCAAAGTGGGTCAGTCTTAGGGCTAGTCCGGCGTTGCTTTGTCACTTGGTAGTGACTGGGCAGGTTAGACTCGCCTCCACCAGTGGTTCATTGGCAGGAACCACACTGTTTGCTTGCTCCGTTCTGTTCCGAGGCTGGAGCGCCCGATCCGGTGGTTTAGGCCACGAGAGCAAGATCAGCATTGCTGACCCGGCTGCGGAAGGAAACGATGTTGTCGTTGCCGTTTGTTTTGTCTTTGGGCTTTTATACAGGCCAGCCCACCTGTGCATGCTATCGCGGTATCTCCTGTTCTGTCGAAACCAGAAGCGACCCTTTTTAGGCGGGAACCGTGCTGCCATTACACCACGCGCAGCGAACCGCGCACCGGGAGTCGAACCCGGACCTGAACTCTCGTTGAATTTGCGCCTTCCCCCGTTTTCCTCGCAGACGCTCGCGAGGTCAGAAAAGATCCTTTGGACACACGGTGGGCTTGTGTTTGGTCCTCCGGCAAATTGTTTGTTAGAAAGGTGCGGTGGAGTGTGGGGACTTGAACCCCCTCTTCCCGTATCCCTCACTGAAGCACGCTCATTTCACAGAGCGCGGCAACTCCTGTGTTGCGGGACTCCATTTGTTTCACGCAGCACGCTTCACGAAGCGACGGCAGACGGCTTGACGGTGCTGCCACAGCGGCTTGACGCCGTCGTGGTTGCCCAGCGCCTTGAAGAACAGCTTGGTGTCTTCAGCGGAGATGATGCCCTTTTTGATCTTGCCGTCCGTGCCGGTAACGGAGATTGCGGTAGTGCCACCGGGAAGCTCGATCCAGTGGGTTGTGGCTTCGGCTTCGGTGCGAGCGGCGACGAGGTTGTTTTGTGCTTTGATGACGCTGATACAGTGCATTGTTGGATGTGGTTATTGGTTGGTGTTGTTTCGCGCTTACTTTGCGCTTGTTTTTACTTTTGTCAATAGAAAATCGTCGTGGCGAACGAGAAGTTTCCGGATTTTCGCGGCGAGAACGACAGGCTTCTCGTCTCCGCTGATCGCGACCTCGAAGTTGAAGTCGAGTTCCCATACGCCCGCATCCGCATAGTGAAGCGAACGACCACAGGGCAGTTCGATCCGCGTTGGAGAATACTTCCCGCCCAAGAGGTGAACCGCTTGGATGGTGTTAGAAACGCGCTCGATGGTCTTGGCACGGGACGCGGCCTGCGACGCCTCCCACGCGCGGTCCTTGGCTTCCGTGTATTGACGGTCGCCCTCTTCGAGTTGTCTTTCGGTGAAGTGGTTCATTTTTACAGTGAGTTCAGTTTATTCAGCCATTCGACAATTTTGTCAATGGGTGCATTCCGTGCGATGGTAAAGGTCTTGCCGTTGACCTTGGCGCGATAGAGGTCGTGATTCTTGGGGTGAACATCGACCAAGAGGTTACCGACGAGACGACGCCATGTGATAGCCCCGTGGATAGGGCGACCTTCCCCATGCGTGCGGGTGCTGACATATATTTTGAGGGCGTTGAGCATGGCACACCCCGCCGCCCGCTCCAGCGTCTCAAAGTTGTTAGAACTCACGACGCACCTCCTTTCACGGCGGCGAGGGCGGCCTCGATGATGTCTCCGGCGCGGCCCGGTAAAGACAGCCACCGAGCGTTGCGAAGCTCTTCCAGCGCCTCCGCCAGCCTGTCCCGCTGCTCGCGGGCCTCGGCGAGCTGGCGTTCGAGGTCGGTGACGCGTAATAAAACGGGGCAGTCAGGATGATGTCCTTGTCCGGGCCACACTTCGGCGCAATGGCACCAAGTCCCGTCCGGGAGTCCGCCGGACACCAGCGTCGCGCCCCAGCCCTGCTTTTCAGCCAAGAGGCGGGCGGCGACTTGATGTTTGTCGAGATGGGTCCAGCCCCTTTCGGCGG